TGACGCCCAGCTCGCCAAGGAAGCATCCGGCTTCCGTGCCCCTCACCTTCGAGGCGGCAAGCCCGCGGTTGCGGGCGACCAGGTCGACGAACATTTCGCCGAGGCGATCGATATCGGCCTGAAACCGCGCGCGGGCTTCATCCGACAGCGGCGTGGTCGGATAGGAGTCCGACTTTCTTGCGCCGAACTGGATGGTCGTGACCTTGATGCCGAACTTTTCCAGCGCCGCGGTGATGTCGACATGCATGGCGATGACGCCGATCGAGCCGGTGCCGCCGGTGCGCGGCACGATGATGCGATCGGCCGCGCTTGCCAGCGCGTAGGCTGCCGAATAGGCGTTCTCGTCGAGGATGGCCCAGATCGGCTTGCCGCCCCGCATCGCGAAGATCGCATCCGCCAGATCGAAGCACCCGGCCACCTCGCCGCCCGGCGAATTGACGTGCAGTGCGATCGCGCGCACCTCCGGGTCGTCCAGCGCAGCCGCGAGCATGTCGGCGATCGACGCATAGTCTGTCTCGTTCCAGCCCCACCAGGTGCAGCCGTGCACGAGGATGCCCTGCACCGGAACGATCGCGACGCCATCGATCAGCTCATAAGGCCGCAGCCGCTCGGAGCGCACCTCCAGCGCCTGGGCGAGCTGTGCCTCATGCGGCACATCGACCAATGCATTAACCACGTCGTGCGGCGCGCGCAGCATCTCCAACATCACGGCCGCATGTCCTGGCCACAGCGCCAGCGGCGCATTGAGGAAGCGTTCGATCCGGTTCATGAAAACAGCGCTCGTCATTGCGGTTGCGGAGCCTCTTTGGCCTTCGAGGCTGCGAAAAACTGGCCCGCCCATTCCGGGCGCGGGATGCCGTATTTGTCGAACAGGCTTAGCTCGTAGCGGCGCTGCTCCAGCACCTCCTCGAACTCGAGCCCCTGCTCGGCGCACTCGTCTTCCAGCGTCGACAACGCGCCATCCATGCGCATGATCGCAGCGCCGGCCTCTTCCGTCGGCGAGATCCAGCCCTTGCCCGGGCCCATCCAGCGGCAGCGCGCATAGGCGCCGCGGCAGAGCGCAAAATCCGGGGCGTTGTTCGGCAGCGGCAAATCATCGACCTCGTGGGATTCCTCGAGCCAGGCCGCGCGGGCCGGCGCGGCAAAGCCTTCCGCGAAATCATGCCGTCGCCGATGGAGCGTCTTCCACGCCTCGAGCAATGCGCCGCGCGCGCTGGAATAGTTCACGTCTGACCAGTTGTTGGAAACCTGCTGCGCCGAAAGCCCGGTGCCGGCCGCCACGTTGCGCAGCACTGCCGCCTCGAATTCCTTGAAGTTGCCGGTCGGACGCGACGCGTTGACGCTATTGATCTTCTCGCCGGGAAACAGCAGCGGGAGCCGTGCATTGCCGATCACGATACCTTTCTCATCGTGAAATTCCCTGCGGATGCTTTGATAGAACGGAAGCTTCTCCTGATCTTCCAGCGCCTCGGCGAGCATGTCGTGATCAAAGGGCGATTCCACATAGGCCGCGAAGATGGCATTGAGGATCGCAGCATCGAGCTCGACGCCATCATACTTCACAAGCATCTTCAAGCGCTGCAGCACCGGCGTGAACACGCCGGCGCCGCCGCGATGCTGCGAAGCGCGATCGCCTTCAAAGTCATGAACGACGACGGGGCGTCCCCAGGAGGTCTCGCGCGCCACCCGTTCCCAGGTCACGGACTCCGCGGCAGAGAACCAGTCGCCGGCATGGGCTTTTCGGATATGATAGGCGATTGCCGCACCCCAACGGTCGATCTCGACGCCACCGCGGAGCGTCATCTGATCGAAGCGAAGCTGCGGGTTCGACAGCCGGTCGGGATCGACGAGCTGCACCGCCGTGCAATAACGCGCGCGACCGCGACCGACCCGCTCCGGAATCCACGCCATCAGCGCAAGCGCATCGCCGTCGATCAGCTTGTGCCGGAACGCCACGCGCATCATCTGGCCGAACGTCTGGTTGCGGGTAGCATCGCAATAGCGGCCGAGATCCGTTACCGCCCAGGTCCGCCAGTTCGCATCGACGGCGCTCGCGTATTCCTTCGCCCAGACATGATCGAAGGCCGGGTTGTCGGCGAACGCGGCGAGGAACCGATGATCCGGCCGCGCGATCGGCCGCAGGTTGGAGCCGACTGCGTTGTCGAGAATGCGCGTCACGGCGCCGGAAGCCCATCCGTCGTTGCGCACCATATCGCGAACCCGGCTCACGATCCGGTCGCGATACATGTTCAGTTCGCCGTCGGGCGACCACAGATAGGGCTGCCACACGGCCATGTGCTGGCCGTAGAGATCGGCCGCATCGTAAGGCGGCCCGCTATAGCGGCCGCTGCCGCCGGACAGCGCGCGGGCGCGCGACGGCCGCGGCGCCAGCGGCTTGTTGTCGGGTCCGTAGAGGACGACGCCTTCGTTCATTCAGTCCTCAGCGAAAGAATGGCCGCAGCGCGCGGCGGCCGCGATTGACGCCGAGCTGGCGCTGCAAAAGCCCGATCCACTGCACCAATCCCGCCTGCTCGGCCGCCGTATAGGTCACCGACTTGCCGTCGTACGAAACCGAAATCGGTTTGCCGCCGGTGATGAGCTGCGCATACGCCGCCTGTGCATCGCTCAACCATTGCTGCAGAACCGCGCGCGGCTGGCCGGCCAGAATGGTATCGTTCGGATTGAACCTCACCACGCCATCCTCTTTCCGATCGAGCCCTTCTTTGACGCCGTGGCGGCTGTCTTGTCCGTTTTCGTCGCCGTCGCGGGCCGATTGCTAGGTGCGCCCAGCATGTCCTCGAGATCGAGCTGCGGACCCTTGCTGCTCGCTTCACGCTCCGCCTCGAGCTTACCCCAGCCTGGACCTGGAAATGGATTGTCACCTGCGACAGCGAGGCCGGCGAATTGGCGCCCGAAATCAAGAGCGTCGCGAGACCATCCTTGCGTTCCTTGTAGGTCACGCTGTCGGCGACGTCGCGGGTGCGCTGCGGGAACTGCTCTCGCACGGCCGCGGTCGACCGCATCAGCGGGGCCAGCTTCATCTTCGACCAGCGCCGCGCGTTGTCGTCGGTCGGATGGGCGTAGAGGAAGTTGGCCTTTCCCATCACCAGCGACCCGCAGGTGAAGACGTTGGCGATCGTGGTCTTGCCGATCTGCGCCGATCCCATCAGGGTGACGAAGCGGCAGGGATCATCGGGCGAGAGCGCGCGCAGGATCTCGTCGAAGTATGGAAACAGGGCCCGGTTATACGGACCGGGAAACGAGCCCTCGCCGATGACGACATTGCGCTCGGCCCAGGCCAGGTAGTCGATCGGCGGCGGCGGGTCGAGGGCTGCGGCTGTGGCCTCCATGGCGAGGCGCTCGGCATTGGCGAGCATGATGCCCATGGGCTATTGCAACTCGTCGGTCGGTTCAGGTTCGGGCAGTTCGTCCTCGATGAGCTCGGGCTGCATCTCGGCCTGCTGGCGCATCGCCGCGGCGAGGACGGAGCGAAAATTGCGGAACTCGTTACGCACGAGGTGGAGCACGTCGCGTTGCGGAAGCGAGAACTTGGCGGAGATTTTCGATGCCAGTTCCGCATTCCAGCCATCGGTCGAGTTCAGCACCTGTGCGATCGACTTCCGGGGCGCGTGATGAACGTCATAAGAGCGTCACAAGAGACGCGCATCTGTTCGATAAACGGGCAGATCGGGCGGGGGGGTGTGAGCGATGAGCTTACAGAAAAAAGCGGTTGCGATTGCCTTCGTAGTTGGACTCGCAATTGCACTGCTGGGTCAATGGTCGGACGTGATGAGGATGGGGTACTACGCATCCCTTGATACGTCCAAATTCAACGGGAACATTATTAGTTATTGGACCGGGATGTTGAGCGGCATGCCGGTGGTCCTTGTGGTGATCGCGGTCGTTGCGACCGCTTACAAGGCCGGTCTGCGCAATTCGATCCTCACCGGGCTTGGCGCAGTTGTCGGTGTGTTTGTCGTCTCATTCGGCATTATCTGCGCGGTCATCGCTGTTGCGACAGCTTACCCGCAGAAGGAACTTCCGTTCGCTGATGCCGGCGAGGCCCGGAATTCCTTCGTCAAAGGCACATCAGACGGATGCGCGCAAAAACAGAAGGCGCTTCCGCAAAACCGGGATGTGCCAGCGGCCGCGATAGATGCGTATTGCACATGCTTCGGCAACTCATTGGCCGATGTGGCCACGAGGGCCGAACTTGCGTCAATGGGCCAGCGTCAAACTACACCGAGTCTTGTCGAGAAGTTCAAGACGGCGTCTGAAAAATGCAGGCCGCCTCTCCCGCACCAGCCGTGATCTTCGATGCGATCGTGCCCGGCGGGCCATACGCTTGTTTGATCCGGGGTATTGCGCAGCTGCCCTGATGAACTAACCCCGGCATCTGGTTCATGGCCAACGCCAGTGCATACGGAACCTGGTCGATTGCCGCATGCAATTCCTCGGCCCAGCGCTCGAAGGCACGGCAGTCGATCTCGATCTCTATCATCGCCCAGCAACCAACCTAGAGTTACGCACAGCATCACGAGTTTTCTCATGCGCGAGCTTTGGGATTGGGTCGTCAGTAACCGCGAGACGTTGGGATGGATCGGCGGAGCCATCGCCGCGATCGCTACGGCCGGCTGGGCGGTCATTGTTCATTTTTTTCCTGCTAAGGGCAGCAAATCAAAGGACGCAGCCCCCACCACGGTAACGCAATCGGGAACCGGGATCGCATCGGGACGTGACACGGTCATCTCCGCTCCAGTCAGTATTGGCCTTGATGAGAAGAGGACCGGCGAGCAGATCGCTGCTGCAAACAAGCCCTTGGATGACAAGCTCGAGAGAATCCTAGCGGAAGTCTCGCGCGAAAAGGGCGTACCGATTGCTCCGTTGCGCGCGATCTTGGTCAAGCTCGGCGAGGCAGGCATTTCCGAGGAGGCCATCCCGCAACGCCTCGATGCTAAGGCCAATGAACTCCTCAAGCTTCGGGAGGAGATCGCGCAGCTCAAGCGGGGACCGGTTGAACTCGCGTCATTTGCGCAGCGAGCCCAAGCATTGATCGATCAGGGTAATCTTGAAGCTGCTCGCAATGCTCTGGTCGACGGCCGCGCCGTGGCTCACAATCTGCGCGAACAAGCCTCTAAGTCGCAGGAACAAGCTTCACGCTACGAGGCCGATTTTCTGGCACGAGAGGCTGAGATCGATCATCTCCAGCTCGCTTACCGACCGGCCGCGGCAAAATATCAGGACGCCGCCGCCCTTGTCGTCGGCTTTGACCCAGACAGGCGATGGCAATTCCTGAGCGACCAGGCCTTGGAACTCTACAATCAGGGCGATGAATTCGGCGACAATGATGCACTTTTGCAAGCGATCGCCGTCCATCGCGCGGTATTGACCGAATACACCCGCGAGCGCGTGCCATTCCAATGGGCCGGGACCCAGAACGAACTCGGCATCGCGCTCCAGACGCTGGGCAAGCGCGAGAGCAGCACTGCTCGCCTCGAGGAGGCGGTCGCCGCCTTTCGCGCGGCGCTGACCGAAAGAACCCGCGAGCGCGTGCCGTTCCAATGGGCCGGAACCCAGGTCAACCTGGGGACCGCTCTTCGGACGCTGGGCGAGCGCGACAGCGGCACCACCCGCCTCGAGGACGCCGTCGCCGCCTTTCGCTCCGCGCTGAACGAGTACACCCGCGAGCGTGTACCGCTCCAATGGGCCGGAACCCAGAACAACCTCGGCACCGCGCTCCGGACGCTGGGCGAGCGCCAGAGCGACACGGCCTCCCTCAAGGAGGCGGTCGCCGCCTTTCGCGCGGCGCTGAACGAATTCACCCGCGAGCGCGTGCCGCTCCAATGGGCCGGAACCCAGAACAACCTCGGCGCCGCGCTCGCGATACTAGGCGAGCGCGAGAGCAGCACCGCCTGCCTCGAGGAGGCGGTCGCCGCCTTTCGCGCGGCGCTTAAGGAATACACCCGCAAGCGCGTGCCACTGCGATGGGCCACAACCCAGGACAACCTCGGCAACGCGCTCCGGATGCTGGGCAAGCGCGAGAGCGGCACCGCCCGCCTCGAAGAGGCGGTCGCCGCCCATCGCGCGGCGCTTAAGGAATACACCCGCGAGCGCGTGCCGCCGGATTGGGCCGGGACCCAGAATAACCTCGGCAACGCGCTCCGAACGCTGGGTGAGCGCGAGAGCGGCACCGCCAGCCTCGAGGCAGCGGCCGCCGCCTTTCGCGCGGCGCTGACCGAAAGAACCCGCGAGCGCGTGCCGCTGGATTGGGCCATGACCCAGAACAATCTCGGCAACGCGCTTGCGGCGCTGGGCCAGCGCGAGAGCGGCACCGCCCGTCTCGAGGAGGCGGTCGCCGCCTATCGAGCGGCGCTAACCGAATACACTCGCGAGCGCGTACCGCTGGATTGGGCCGGGACCCAGAAAAACCTCGGCAGCGCGCTCGAAACGATGGGCGAGCGCGAGAGCGGTACCGCACGCCTTGAGGAGGCGGCCACCGCCTTTCGCGCGGCGCTGAACGAATTCACCCGCGAGCGCATGCCGTTCCAATGGGCCACGACCCAGCACAACCTCGGCACCGCGCTCCAGACGCTGGGCCAGCGCGAGAGTGGCACCGCTCGCCTGGAGGAGGCGGTCGCCGCCTTTCGCGCGGCGCTGAACGAATTCACCCACACGCACGCCCCGCTCGAATGGGCCACGACCCAGAACAACCTCGGAGTCGCGCTCGCAACGCTGGGCCAGCGCGAGAGTGGCACCGCTCGCCTGGAGGAGGCGGTCGCAGCATTTGAGGCAGCACTTGAGGCAGCGGATTCCGTGGGCCCATATTTTGGCCAATCCACCCGTGCTAACCTCGCGCGCGCTGAAGCGTTGCTTGCGGATCACCGGGGCAAATCGCTGCTGTGACGAAGTGGGCCACACGTCGAAAAATCGCCTGGAACAGTATGTTCCGGAAATGATCTTCGCGCCGGCACTCTCCGCCAACTTGGCGCGGTTTTGCGCAGGTCAAGCGCGAACTGATTGGTCCACCGGCTCACGCGAGCTTCGCCAGCGCCATCAGTTCGACGGAGGCTGCATCGAACACGTAATCCCATTCTCCCTCGCCGCGCGGACGGAACAGGCGCATCGAGGGGTACCAGGGACTGTCGGTACGACCCTCCAGCCACAGCCAATGGGCCCAATGGCCCAGCAGCAGCCACACCGGTTTGCCCATGCTGCCTGCAAGATGGGCTACCGCGCTGTCGGTCATGATGACGAGGTCGAGCTGGGCGATGGCGGCGGCGGTGTCGGCGAAATCGTCGATCAGCGGCGCGAGGTCGATGATCGGGCCGCCGCGGGGCAGCGCGTGCAGTTCCTTCTCGCGCGGCCCCTTTTGCAGGCTGTAGAGCTGTACACCAGGAAGTGCAAAACCCTGGAAGAACCGCAGCAGCGGCTGCGCGCGTTCGTTGTTGCGCTTGAAGGTGACGCTGCCCGACCAGACGATACCCACCTTGAGCCTTCCCCGCGCCTCATCGAACAGGGGCGCGAATTTTGCCATGCGCTCGCGCGGCGGCGCGAACACCGGCGCCGTAGGGATCGTGGTGAAGTCGGAGGTGAAGAGCCCAGGAAGGCTACACAGATAGCAATGATAGTCCGCCTCCGGTAACGGATGATCGCGCGGGATCAGGCGATCGGCAACGCCCATGGTGGCAATCAATGGGATGAGCTCCTTTTGGCACTCCATCACCAGTTCGCCGCCGAGCGCCTTGACCCTCGGCAAATAGCGCGCCACCCACAGCGTATCGCCGAAGCCCTGCTCGACAACGAGGACGAGCCGCTTGCCCGCATAAGGCTGCCCGGTCCATGCCTCGCCGGGCAGCTCTTTCGGCGGCAACTGGCCGGTGAAGCGACGCACTTCGTAATCGGGCCAGGCCTGACGATAATTGCCGAGATAGAGATAGGAGCGGCCGCGATCCCACTGCACCATCTGCCGGCGCGGATCGAGTTCGATCGCGCGGGAGAAGGCGATGATGGCTTCGCCATGCTGGCCGGCCTCGGCCAACGCGGTGCCGAGGTTTTGGTGGAACAACGGCTCCTTGCCGTCGGACAGCGCGAGCGCGCGGCGATGGCAGGCGACCGCGCTCTTCAGATGCTTGAGCTTGGTGAGCGCATTGCCGAGATTGGTCCAGATCCCCGCCCCGCCCGGATTGCACGCGATGGCGTCGCGGTAGCACCAGACGGCATCGAGGTCGCGCCCCATCGCGGCGAACATCACTCCGCGCGCATTGCGCAGGTCCGAGTTGTTCGGATCGCGCGCGATCGCTTCGCGCAGCACGGCCTCGGCCTCGGCGAACCTGCCGGCGTCGTGAAGGGATGCAGCGAGGCGGAAAGTTTCAGCGGAGGGGCGCGCGTGCGGTTCGGCCTGACCATGCGATTCGGCCGCCACGGCCGGGCTTGCGCCCGTTGGGTCTCGCGCGGTGTGGCCCACGCCCTGCGGAGGGATGCCGGTGAGCACCCCGCCGAGATCAAATTTGTCCAAAGCAGCAGCACTCGACATGGCCGTTGAGGTGTCCTCCGATCGTATCCAAGCTCGCTCCATCTCCTATTGGTGCCACGCCGATGCGATGGCGCTCTGCAGCGTCGGGTCGTTCGGCACTTGCGTCACCATGGTCGGATTGAACCCCGGGTTGTTGGCCGAATAGGTGGCCATCGCCTGGACCAGTTGGGCGATGCCGCTGTCGAGCTTGAGGCCGCCGGCCGTGATCTCGGCGAGCTGGTTTCCAGTCGAGGCGAACCAGCCGGATATCGTCACTACCGACGCTTCGTTCGTCATGAGGTCGATCTGCAGATCGTTGCCCGACCGCGCGAACCAGAGCTGCTGATCGGAATCGCCGGTGAAATCGAGCTCGTTCGATGCCGACGTTTGCGTCGCACTGCCGTTGACGATGCGCGCCGGACCGACGACCGGTCCCAGCTCATAGAAGTCGCCCGACCTGGCTGCCACCAGCGTATCGCCCCAGCCTTCCGAAATCAGCGTATCCAACCCACTTCCGGCGGTCAGCGTGTTGTACTGGCCGCCCGACATTAGCGTCTCGGACCCGGCCCCGCCGATCAGGCTGCCGTAATATCCGAATGACACCAGCGTGTTGCTGCCGCTGCCACCGATCACTGTGTCGTTGCTGCCAGCGACGATGGCTGAGCCAATTCCGATCAATGTATCGCTGCCGGCGCGGCCGGTCTGCAGATTGACCGCGATCGAACTGCCGGAATAGTAAGCCGTTGCCTGCCCCGTTCCCGCAATCAACGTGTTGCCGGCCCCGTCGCTTGCCAGCGTCGTGGGCCCGGTTCCGCCGATCAAGGTATCACTGATGCCGTAGGCGGCCGCGATGTTAACTCCGATGAGTGTGTCGTGTACGCTCTGGCCGTTGACGGCCGCAGTCCCTGCGGTCAAGTTGATCGTCAGGCTGCTGCCAGCATATTGAGCGACATCACCCGCCCCCGCGGCGGTGATCTCGAGCACGGAGCCGTTGGCAGTTCCGATCAGAGTGTCCTCGGCGCCACTGGTGATGAGGGTATCGTGCCCCGTTCCCGCTTCCAGGACGTCCTGAATGCTGGCATTCGATATCAACGTGTTGGCCCCGCTTCCGGCGATAAGCGTGTCCACGGCGCCAGACGAGATCAGCACATCGGCGCCGGCTCCGCCAATCAGCGTGTTCTCGGAAAGATACCTTGTGCCGGGACTGTCACTTACCGAAGACGACAGCAATGTATCGGCGCCCGCCCCCGCGATCAGCACGCTCAAGGTACCGGTCTCCTCGACGGCAGTAATTCCGACGAGCGCATCGGCGATGCTTCTAGCTTCGGAAGTGGCCTGCCCGGAAGCGAGGTTGATCACCAATTGATCTTCCTCATACAGCGCGACGGTTGGTCCGGTTCCGGCCAACAAGGTGCGGCCGAACGTTCCGTAGCTTAAGAGCGTCGTCGCGCCGCTGCCTCCGACCAGCGTGTCGCCGAGACCCTCGCCGACGAGCGTGCCGCCGCCGGCACCGCCGATGAGCGTGTCGGTGCTGCCGAGGGCAAGGAGCGTGCTCGATCCGTTTCCGCCAATCAGCGTGTCATTGGACCCGGAAGCAATCGCAGCTGAAACCCCCAGCAACGTGTCTGCGAGGCTGCTCCCGCTCGCCTTCGCGGTGCCGCCCCGCATATCGACGGCGACGCCGTTTGCCGAATAGTACGCAACTGCGCCGCCGGCCCCCGCGATCAGGGTGTTACCGATCCCATTGCCGACCAGCGTCGTCTGCGCGGTGCCGCCGATCAGCGTTTCGTTCGAGCCAGCCGCAACCAGGGTGTCGCTGACATTTCCGCCAAGCAGTGTCGAATTACTCCCGGCGAGGGCTGCATAAGTGATACCGATGAGGGTATCTTGCGTCGCCCCACCATTGGCGCCGGCGATGCCGGCCGAGAGATCAACGATCATTCCGCTGCCGGCGTAGAACGCTTGGGTCGCCGGGTCCCCCAATAACTGTCCGATCAGCGTGCTCCCGTTGCCGTTGCCGACCAGCGTGTCACCATAGTCACCCAAGAGCGTGTTGCGGCCGCTGCCTGCTATCAGCGTGTTGCCCGTTCCCTCCGATATGAGGATGTCCGCTCCACCGCCCCCGATCAGCGTGTCGTCGGAACCGACCGTGGCTTCGGTGATACCGATCAGCACGTCATGGACATTCGCCCCATTGACGCTCGCCTGATTGGCACGAAGATCGACGGTGACATTCGATCCGGCATACGCCGCCATTGCCCCGCCACTTCCGGCAATCAGCGTGTTGCCGGCGGCGCTGGACGTAAACGTGCTCAGCGCCGCTCCGCCGATCAGCGTGTCGCCCGAGCCCATGGCACCGGCATTGGTGATCCCCACGAGCGTGTCGAACGAGGCGCCGCCGTTTGCCCGCGCCGTTCCTGCGCCGAGGTCGATGACGACTCCCGCGCCGGCGTAGGCCGCCTCGGTTGCGCCCGTTCCCGCGATCAGCGTGGTGTTGGCGAGATTGCCGATCAGCGTCGATGCTGCCGCCCCGCCGATGAGCGTGTCGTTGACGCCGTAGGCCTGTACGACCAGGAATGTTCCCGCCAGGGTATCGTGGGGCGTGGCTCCGTTCACGCCCGCGGTGCGGGTGGCAAGATTGATCGTCGCATTGTCGGCCGCAATGGCCAACCTCGCCGCAAGCCCGCTCAGATAGTTGCCGTTACCGTTGCTGACGATCGTGCTGGTGGCCCCGCTTGCCGTCAGCGTGTCCTGGCTCCCAAGCGCAATCAAAGTGTCCCCCAGAGCTCCGGTCAGCGTGTCGTGCGAGCCGCTGGCGACGAACACGTGGAAACCGACCAGCGCGTCGTGGGCGCTGGCTCCCGAGAGCGTCGCCGTCTCGGCCGCGGTCCGCGCGTTGTGGACGACGACGACATTGTTCGCGGAGTACTGCGCAATTGCGGTTCCGGTCCCGGCAACCAGCGTGTTGCCATTGGCATTGCTGACGAACGTGTCGGTTCCGCTGCCGCCTATCAAAGTATCTCCGGTGCCGCTCGCGACCAGGGTATCGGCCCCGCTGCCGGCAATCAGGGTATTCCCCGCCCCCGTCGAGATCAGCGTGTCGTTGGTGGCGGCCTGGTCCTTGAGCACGACGCCGGTCCCGGCAGTGCTCAGGATTTGACCTGGGTTGCTCACGAGGAGCGCCAGCGTCGCCGCGACCGACGCCATGGAGCCGTCCGTCTCCTGGGCGGTCGCAGTCACCGTCAGATTGAAGTTGCCGCTCGAGCCGCTCGGCGCGTTCAGCGACAGGCCCAACAGCTGAGCTGTGGTCAGCGTCCAGCTGCCGTCGGCGTTGCGAGTGCCAGCGGAGAGCGTCGCTCCGCTTGGCAGACCGCTGATCGTTACCGACAGCGTCTCGGTGCCATCGGTCGCGGTCAGTGCGGAGGCGATCGACAGCGGGATGATGCCGCCGGGATTGCCGCTCGCCGGCTGCACCAGAAGCGTCGGCGTGCTTGCCACGCCGGCGATGGTCAGCGCCAGGCTCGACGACGTCGCTGCTGTCGATCCGTCCGTCTCGGTCGCGGTCGCGGTCACGCCGAGGGTCGCGGTGCCGGCGAAGCTGCCGGCGGGCGCCGTCAGCGTGAGGCCGGCGAGCTGCGCCGCGGTCAGCGTCCAGCTGCCATCGGCATTCTTGGTCCCTGCCGACAGGCTCGCCACGCCCGGCACACCGGTGATCCTGATTGTCAGGCTCTCGGTCCCGTCGGTTGCGGTGAGCGCGGACCCGATGCCGAGCGCAATCGCGGTCCCCGCGTTCCCCGATGCGTTCTGTACGGTCAGCGTCGGTGTGGTGGCAACGCCCGCGATCGCCACCGGCAACGCCGCCGATGTCACGGCCGACGAACCATCCGTCTCCGTCGCCGTCGCCGTGACCGTCAGATTGGCGGTGCCGGCGAAGCTGCCGGCCGGCGCTGTCAGGGTCAGCCCGGAAAGCTGCGAAGGCATCAGCGTCCAGCTGCCATCGGCATTCTTCGTCCCCGCCGACAGAGTTGCCGCGCTCGGCACACCCGTGATCCTGATCGCCAGCGTCTCGGTGCCGTCCGTCGCCGTGAGTCCCGATGCGATCGAGAGCGCGATCGCGGTGCCGGCATTGCCTGAGGTTGGCTGCACGCTCAGCGTCGGCGCCGTCGCTACGCCCGCAATCGCCACGACCATACTGGCGACGGTCGTGGCCACCGAGCCGTCCGTTTCCGTTGCGGTCGCGGCAATCGTCAGGTTCGCGGTCCCCGCGTAGCTGCCGGCCGGCGCCATCAGGGTCAGACCCGACAGCTGTGTCGGCGTCAGCGTCCAGCTGCCGTCCGCGTTCTTCGTCCCCGCCGACAAGCTCGCCACGCTCGGCACCCCGGTGACCTTGATCGAGAGGCTTTCCGTCCCGTCCGTCGCGGTGAGCGCCGAGGCGACATCGAGCGCGATCGCGGTGCCGGCATTGCCTGAGCGCCGCGCCGGCGTTGCCGGAGGCGTTCTGCACGGCGAGCGTCGGCGCACTTGCCACGCCAGCGATCGCGACCGAGAGATTGGACGAGGTCGAGGCGAACGAGCCATCGAGGCTGTCGGTCGCGGTCGCCGTCACCGTGAGATTGGCGGTTCCCGCGAAGCCGCCTGCCGGCGCTGTCAGCGCAAGGCCGGCGAGCTGCGCCGGTGTCAGCGTCCAGCTGCCGTCCCCGTTCTTCGTCCCCGCTGACAGGTTCGCGCCACTCGGCAGGCTACTGAT